TCACGAACTCGGAGCCTGCTGTAACAGCCTGGCTCACCATAGAAGCAGCCCATGAGACTGCGGCGGAGATCGCCTGGTCAAACCACAACTTTACGAGACCAGGAAGCTGCGAGAAGAAGTTCCCTACATCCGTCACGAACTGGCTCACAGATTGTGGCAAACCTGTAAGGAACTCGACAAACCCGGCAAGCGAGTCGATTACGAATGTGACGGCCTGCACGATTCCTCCGAAGAGGGCGACGACCAGAGACAGGGCGGCTCCGAGCACGGTGCCGAGGAAGTCGGCGACAGGCTGAAGCGCCTCGTACATGCGCTGCACTGACTCCAGAAAACCCTCTATCATCGGTGCCAGCTGCTCCAATGCCGGGATCACCCACTGGCCTATGGCGCTTCCTAGGCTCTCGATAAACGTCGACGCGGTCGATAACGCTGCCGCAAGCGTCCCCGCGAACTGCTCTGCGACAGGGGCGAACGCATCGACGAGGCGGCCTATCCACTCTTGCGCCGTCGCGATGGCCGACGGTAGCTTCTCGCCTATCTCCGACACGATCGGGCCGAACGCTTCCTGTAGCGACCCTGTCGCTGCCGCGATGGACTCCTGCATTCCTTGCGGAAGCGAGCCCTTCACGGTCTCGAACGCGGTCGAAAGCATCGTACCCAGCGATGACGCAAGCTCCGGCCCGACTTTTGCGACGAGCTGCGGTATCGAACCCAGGGCCGTTCCGACGATGCGCCCAAGCCGAGGAATGATGTTCCCAGCGGCCGTGACGACTGAATCGACAAGCTGCCCGGTGAGCGCGTCAAGGTCGGCGTTCTCGTCTGCAAGCCCGGTGAGCCAGTTCGAGTAGGCGGCTTTCGCCATCGCAACAGATCCTTCGATGGTGGCGGCTGCCTCCTGCGCGGTCGTTCCGGTGATGCCCATCTCCTTCTGCACAACGTGGATAGCGTCCACGATGTCGGCGTAGGAAGAGATGTCGTACTTTATTCCCGATATTTTCTCGGCATCGTCGAGCAGGCGCTGCATCTCTTCTTGCGTGCCTCCGTAGCCGAGCTTGAGGTTGTCGAGCATCGTGAAGTTCTGCTTCGCGAATCCCTGGTACGCGTCGGTGATGCGCCCCATGTTGGTGCCCATCTTGTTAGCGTTGTCCGACATGTCAGTGATCGCCATGTTCGCGTACTCGACCGCCGCCTCGGTGTCGCCACCAAGGCTTTGGAGCAGCGACGCGCTGAACGACGTAGCCTGCTCCATGTACTGGTTCGCGCTCATGCCGGCCGTCTTGTACGCACCTGCAGCATAAGCCTGGAGCTTCCCGCTGCTCTCTTTGAACAGCGTGTCAACGCCTCCCACCAGCTGCTCGTAGGATGCGTAGCTTTCGAGCGCTGCTCCGGTAACCTTTACGACACCAGCGACGGCGGCAGCTGCTGCTGCCGCGAGCGCTGCAAGCCCTGCTTTTGCCGCCGTTGCCGCCGCTCCTCCGAAGCTGCCGCCGAAAGACCTTCCGACAGAATCGCCAGCGCTGCTCGCGTCGATGGATTTCAGCTGCGCAGCGATATTGGCCGTCTTGAGCTTCGGGTAGAGTGCGACGTACGCGCTAGCTAATTCGCTTGCCATCGCAATCCTCCTTCCTCGGCATCGACAGCTTTCTCTCGTATTCATCCTGTGTCATAGATACAGCGATCCTGCTAGGAGCTTCCCTCCAGGGAGGGACGAGTTGGCTGTCCTTGTTGCGCCACGAGTTGAGTAAGTGGAAGAGCATCCATTCGACGTCCGTCCACTGCGTTTCCGGGTTGATCTTCGCCAAGGTAAGCGAGCCTCTCGGCAGGCTGCGGGACAGAGACGCCGCATGCCTGACCGATACGCTCCCTCCCACATCGTCTATGCAGATGCCGTAGTACCGCTGGAGGTCGGATCTCAGCTCGTTAGGGTACTTACGGCGCACCTCGGCGAAGAAGATCAGTTTTTTGCCTCTCCCTCGTTCATCTTTTCCATGAGCTCTTTGAATACCTCGGTCATTGACGTAGCGGTCGTGATTCCGGCCTTGTTCTCGAGCGCGCTCTTCACCTTCGGGTACTGGTCTCCGAATACGCGCTTGCACAGCTTCGGGAACGCGAAGATGTTGCCGTCCTGCACCTCGCCGAGAAGCTCCACAACCTCGATGTCGTTCATTACCTCTTTGTCGACCGTCACGTCGATTCCTTTTACGTTTACGGTTACGGGCGTTTCGTTCGCCTTGCCGTTGCTTTTCGTCGCCATTACGCGCTCTCCTCCTCGATCTCAGCGTAGTACTTGTATGCCTTGTTTCCGGACTCGTCGGGCAGGGCCTTGACCTTGATCTCCGATCCAAGCGGGTCGGAATTGGAGTATTTCCGCTCTCCGACCTCGACAACCTGCCCGCGCGGAACGACCGTGCGCTCGACCATGTTCTCGGACAGCAGCACCTCGAACACGTAGGATCGGACGGGCGCCTGCTTGCTGTTCACCAGCACGGCGATGTTGCCCTTGTCGTCGACGGTCACGTTGTCCTGCCCGTACCGCTCGGCAAGCGCGTACTTGTTCGTCTCGATGGGGTGGAAGGTGTAGGTAACCTCGTGTTCAGAGCGCACAACCCTAACCTCGTCTCCACCGAACGCTTTCAGGCTCTCGGAGTCGCCTTCGATTCCCTCCGTGATTCCGTCCTCGTGGATGTAGCCGAGGCTGTTTATTCCGTCGCCAAGCGGCGTGGACGCGTCGGTAGGAACGGCTGTACCGTAATCTGCCGAATACACGGCCCCGCCGACTGCAGGCTTCGGGACATGAACGTTGTCTGCGTTCTGCATATTCTCATCCTCCTATAATCGAATAAGCCGCCCGGGAATGGCGGCTAAACCGTTTTTATGTCTGCGACTATCTGGTAACGCGGCGAATCCGGCGCCGGGAAGCTCGCAATCGAGTTGATTAACACCGCCCGGACGTTCGCCTCGTACTTGAACGACGGCAGCATGTCGCGGATGCTGCACGCCATCTCGGCAGCCTCTGCTCTCGTCGGCGCCCAGCATTGGATGGCGACAGTCGGATTATCCAAGACGATCCCGGTCACACCTCCGCCGGTGCGCTCGATGGACACGAAACGCTCTGGGCGCGGGTTCGGGACCTCCGTGGCAGCGTCCCATCCAGTGTTCGCTGCTATCCATGCGACAATGGACGCCTCGATGTCGTAAGGCATGGCATCACCCCTTTCCCGAATCGATGGACTTCACGAGAGAGTTGTGCTTCGCGTTCGACGCGATGGATGCGGCGTCTGCTGTCTGCACGAAAACGTGCGCGGAAACCTCCAGGTTCTTCGCCACGACGTCGTAGCGCGCTTTTCCGCTCTCGCTCATGCACTCGGCGTTGCGCGCGATACGCTGCCCTCTCGCCACGAGGTCTGCCCTCACGGCCGGCATCTTCATGATCTCGCGCGCAGCTTGCCTGTTGATCTTGATGCCGCTTATATCAGCCATGGGTCGACGTCACCTCCACTGTTCTGTTCCAGTCGCCGGGAGGCTCTGGGTCGAGCCACGGGCGTGGGTCGCCGATGACATCGAACCATTCGCCGTAGATCCACACCCGCGCCTTCTCCAAGCTGCCTCCGTAGGATTTCGGGAAGTAAAGCGTGTAGGCGACGGACACGCCCTCGGGGCGGTTTGAATCTCCGATGGATGATGTGGGGCCGACGGCCGCCAAGACGTTGCCGACGGTCTCTACCGCTATGTCGTATACGGGGTTCCCGTGGGAATCTTTCCCGGATTGCGTTTTGGTTTCGACGATCACCGTAGTTCCCAGGAGCATCACGCATCACCCCACGGATGCACGAATCCGGCGCTCTGCCGGCCGATGCCGAGCCTGCGCTTCTCGGACGACGTCAGGTAAAGGTCGCCCGTGGGGTTCGCGTAGGTGAGGGACTGGTTGAACGGCCCCACGGTCAAGCCTCCCTGCGTTATCGGAGCCCGGTCGACAGGCGACATCATCGCCCGCTTCACCATCTCGCAGACTGTGAGCGAAAGCGCGTCCTTCGTCATGCCATCGGCGGCGTTCAGGTTAACTCCGAATCTCCGGCACTCATCGGCGACGATGAGGGACGCGTCCTTCAGCTTCTGCTCCGCACGCTCCTCCTCGTCGCTCGAAAGAGGTCGCCAACGCGCTTGGAGATCTTCTACGCTTGCGTAAGCATCCATGCCATCGGCACCTCCTTATTCCTCTTTTTCGCCCTTCTCGTCGGGCTTGTTGACAGGCTCGGCAGGATCGTCTTTTACCTCCTCAACCTTTCCTGCTTCGATGAGCACCTTCGCTCGGTTGGCGGGCGCATCGAACACGTCGCCCTCCCAGCGGACGCCGCCCTTCTTGTCGTTCAGGGTCTTGTCGGTGAAGCACTTAATCACTCGCAGCTTGGCCATGATTAGATCGCCTCCTCGATGGTGCCCTTGACGATGTAGTTGGCGACCTCGGGGAACAGGAGGACGCCCGTGTCGGCGTAGGTCTCGGCGGTGCCGTTGGAGTACTTCGGCTCGTGGTGCACGCCGATGAAGCCGGACTCGTCGAACTGGTAGCTGAAGCCTGCCTCGCCCAACGCGTCGAAGTCGACGGTGTAGACGTTGATGTTCTCCTTCGGCGTCGCGCAGACGGTTCCCTTCGCCTGGTTCGCGTCGAGGATGCAATCGCCGATGCCGAGGAAGTTCTTCAGGTAGGTGAACCCGAAGGCGGTCTCCACGTTGTTGATCGTGGCGGCTCCGAGGTACTCGGCAACGTCGAGCGGGTTGGCGAAGAACACCGGCGTGCCGTTCTCGTCCTTCTCGTTGAGGACGTTGGTGAGGACGCCCCAGGTGTTCGCGAGCGCGGCCTGGAACGTGGTGCCCGTCGCGGTGCCGGTTCCCTCTTTCAGAAACGCGAAGAAGTCCTTGCGAAGGCCGCCCTGGATGTCCTGGATCATCTTCTTGTCGGTCTTCTCGACGGCGGCGTCGAAGCCGTACTTCAGGATGTCCTGCTTGGTGGTCGCCTTGCGGTAGGACTTGAGCGTTACCGCGTACGGATCTCCGACCTTCTTATGCTCGTACTTGGACAGAGGGATCTCGTCGCCGGGAGTGACCTCGGCTTCGGAGAGGGACCCCTCTACGGTGTACATCTGGATCTGGGTTCCGGCGGTGAGCGTCTGCGGCGTCTCGATGCCGAACACCGTCATGAGTGCGGTCACGCCCTGCTCGAACTTGTTGGCGAACTCGATGTCGAGAACGCGGGATGCGGTGCTGAGGTTTGCATCTGCCATTTTTCATCATCCTTTCGGTTTATTTGAACAAATCGATGTTCTCCGCGATTGCGGCCTTTCTCTCCTTGCTGTTCTTGATCGCAAGGATCTCCTGCTTGGTCATCTTCGGGCCGTTGCCGTCGCCTCCCTTGCGGGTATCCGACTGGCCGGACGGTGCGGAGGGCTTCTTGTACGCTTTCGCGATGGCCTCTGCGTGAGCCTTCATCTCTTCCTTGGTCGCTCCACGGATGAGATCGGCGGAGACGCCGGTTTCCTCGGAGACTTCGGCGAGCCACGCCTTCTGGTCGCGCTCGGCCTTCATCGCCTCGAGCTCGGCTCTGATGCTCGCGATCTCATCGTCGGCTGTCTTGTTCGAGTCCTGCTGCTTCGCGTTAGCCTTCGCCCTCTTCTCCCATTTGCGGGCCTCCGCCTTCCAGTCGGTCGTATCGGCTGCTGGAGCGCCTGCGCCCTGCGGCTCGGTGCCTCCGTCGCCGTTCTGCGTCGGCTCGGTCGGTTCAATCGTGCTGCTGCTGTTGTCTTCGGCCATGATGACCATCCTTCCTGCGCCCTGCGGCGCGTTTGATTCGCGTCGCCATGCGGCTCCGCTTTGTTGGCTCCCGGTTGCGGGCATGAAAAAAGCACCTATGCAGGTGCTTGATTCCAAGTTATGACGGTGCAGTTTAACGCCTTGCCCAGGGCTTGTTATCAGTATCCTTTGACGGCTGCGTCTTCTCCAAGCTCAACATCGAAGACATCTGCCGCGTGTCGTGGGCGTCCGGGAGTGCCGAACGTGCATCCGTCGTCATCGTCCACGGTTCCAGACCGTTCCGTGCAGTACAAGGCAGGAGGGCCGGTGAATCCGAAGCCGATCTTCCTCGCCGCGTTGGCGCACTTTGAGCATCTCGTCACTCTTTTCAAGTGGAACTACCTCCAAAAGAAAACCGCCCGTGGGCGGTTGAGTCTAAAGCGGCTTAATTTCAGCAATGTCTTTTTCCGGGAAAGACAAAGATGCATGCTCATCCGTTTTCAATGAGATCGAATCTCCTCCGTATGAGCCGTCAAAGTCTATCTCGAAATCAACGAGAACGCCTGCAAACAGCTTCCCGTCTACGGTTGTCACTTGGAGACTATCGCCAAACCCGCATCCGATATCATCCCACGTCATCTGGCTCACCTCCGTCATCGTATCTTGGCACCGCATGCACGCCGTCGTCGGCGTAATGAATCTTGAACTTCCTCGTCTCTATTCTATCACCGCGCTCGTTGATGATGTAGCCCACTACGCTGTCAGATGTGCAGATTTCCTTCCTGTTCCACCTGTTTTCATACAACGCATCAGGCTCTCCATGCCCTGCGTGCTTCTTGATTAGGGCATGAACCTCATGCTCGCTCATCGTGAAGCAGCTTGGCTCTATGCCTCGGTCTTTTGCGGTCTTTGCGCTTTGTTTTGAGCCGGCGATGTGGACAAGCTGCGTTTGCTTCAATTTGTCGAGATTGGCCTTCGCTACTTCTGCGTCACGTTCCGCGAACACTTCATTGTAAACAGCGCCGATAGACTTTCTTCCATCGTATCGCTTCTCAACGTGCCTGAAGGCGTTTTTCATGGACGTGCTTCGCATTTGCTCCGAATCGAAGCCGTAAAGGTTGCCCAGAACGCTGTAGCGATGCTCAATGTCGGCCTTGGATATCGCCCCGTAAACGTACTGCTTAACGTCCTCGAAGGTCTTGAAGTCGTGCGTGCCGTCATATGTCGCGTACTTCGCAGACCGACCGCTTTTCTTCTTGGTGCCAATGGCGGAGTTGTAGTCGTACTCAGCCGTCTTGTACATGCGCTTCGTGGTGCGCCCGTTGCGTGTAAGCAAATCGTAATGCGAATCCAGCTCGTGGCCTTCCAGCATCTTGCGGTACTGCTCGTAGTAGGCGTTCGGGTCATATCCCGCCACGGTTGTTTCTCCGTCGAAGCCTGGGACGATTCGGCAATCGCAGTTCGCATGGTAATGCCCGTTCCCGCCAGCCGCCTTCTCGTTGTGATAGACGAACCCCCTGCTCGCGAGCATGATGCAGAATCGGCATGTCTCTCCGCCGCTCGGCACTCGAGCGTACTTGGGCTTCAGCGGGTCGCGCTTTCCGTTGCGGTACACGCACTCGCCTGCGGAACGCTTGATTTCGTAATCAGCACGTCCCAGCAGCTTGCGTGCCACCGTTTCGACAGCCTTGCCGTCAACAACGTCCTGCATTATTCCCCGCACGGCCTTCTCGGTTGCTACGGGCTCGCGCCCAGATTCGGCGTAAGCTCCCAGCTTCGCTCCAACTGCCTGCTCGCGCAAGCCGTCGTAGAACTCTGCTGCCAGGATCGCCGCCATGTCGGTGTAAGGCCCTAGGTAAAGCTCCATGATGTCGATGATCGCGTCGCGCGCAGCCGCCACGTCGGACAGGTCAACCTTTGAGAGCGCATCGGACAGCTTCGCCTGCACGTCTGCCGAAAGCGCGTTGATAGCCTTTGTGAAATTGTCAACGTACTCGCGCGGTATCTGCGCCATCACCGCTCACCTCGCCGTCGCTAGGAGCCGATGACCCTCCGAAAATCGCGTTTATCGCCGCCGCGTTTGCTGCTCGCGTCTTCTGGTCCAACATGCGCTTGCGCGTGCCCTCGTCGAATCCGAGCTGTTCTAAGAACACGTCGGTTTCGGTGATCCAAGGCGCGACGGATGCGATCTTCACCATCGCGTCGGCCTGGGAGACGATGCTCGGCATCGCCGGGTTGCGGAATATCGGCGTGATGCTGCGCTCGTCCTCGGTGAGCTTGTCGAGGGGCTTGTCGAGGACGGCGGCTACCACCATGCGGGCGATGTTCCGCAGCGCTTCGCCGTTTCCGTCGTTGAGGTCGTCGGCCTCCATGATGAGCGGCTCGTTGGCCGCGTAGATCGCCTCCGCGCTCGACGGGTTGTCGTGGATGACGCCGAGCTGGCTGATCGCGACGTTCGTCTCGCCGGCGAACCGGGCGGCAAGGCTTCGCATGTAGTCAACGTGCGGCTGCATGGATCCTTGGGAGAGCTGCCCGAACTGCGGTATATCGCCCTCGGAATCCCTGCCGACAGTGAAGATTGAGCCGATGTAGGCTTCCCACTTTGAAACCTCGGCGAAAGCCTCCTCTTTGCTCACTCCGAGCAGGTACTTTTGCGGCGCCGTGAAGAACTCAGCGCTCACCTCGGTGCGCAGCGCCTCACGCACGGCGCTGTCGGTGATTGACCGCACGGCGCGCGTGATGCGCGACTGCCCGAACGGGCGCGCCTCCGTCGGTCGGTACGCCAGAACCTCCATGAGCGGCCGGCCCATCTCGTGCTCGGCAACCGAGTACTCCCATATGCCTGACCGCGTAGCCCTCGCGTTTACTATCGCGTCGTCCACGTACAGGTTGATCTCGCACGCCTTGCCCTTGTCCGTGTAGTCGACGATGGTGAATCCGTACTTGATGCGGTTCTTCCGGTAATCCCAGCGCGCAGCGGACGATTCGGCGGAATGGAGCCCGATTATCACCTCCGGCTCTCCTGATTCGACGTCGCCGCGAGAAATGGTGACGGCCGAGAAGCAGTAGATTAGCTCGGACGTCACGGCCATGCGGTACTTGCGCTTCAGGCCCGATTGCTCTGAAACCCTCTCGAGTATCTCGGCTGCGTTCGCATCGTTCGCCTCGAACCCGTCGAATCGGGAGCGAACGGCGAGGGCCTCAACCGCCTTCTGAGGCCATCCCACGACGGTCTCGACGTCCTTGAGCGGAGGCGGGATCGAAAGACCCAAGTCTTGCAAGGTGTTCTTCGCCTCGTAGTATTTGTTCTTCTTCTGGTTGCCGAGGATGTGCTTGCGCCAGATGTCCCACAGGTCGTCGAACACGTCCTGGTACGGGAAATCGGGAGCGAACCGCGGCTTCTGGAACGCCGCTCTTCTTGTCGCCATCAGCCGACCACCGCCTTTCTGTTAGGATCTCTTTTCGTGGTTCTCACGCCCCACAGCGCGAGGCATGCTGCCTCCAGGGGCGTGATGTCGGTCTCGTTTCCCGACTGGAAGCCGAAGCCTCCCCCTTTGCCTATGTCGCGCTTCTCGGCAGCTTTCACGGCATCGTCGAGCGCCGGTTGTCCGTTGTGCGTCAGAGCGCCTTCCGTGACGGCGTTCAGGAACATTGACGACGCAGCCGTGACGGTTTCAGGTTTCGCTTGCCCTAGCGCCCTTTTGATAACTCCGCCGTCGACGAGCCGGTTGTACAGGTCGAGCGCGTTGGCCTTGCCGTCGACGACGGTCGTGCTTACCTTCCCGCACCGAGGTGTCAGCCAATCAGCTGCCCACTGTATTCCGTTCTCCGTCGATCTATGCTTGAGCACCTCGACATGAGGCGTGACACCCCTTTTCCATATCGCGATAGCGATGGCTGCGCGCTTGCCGTCGGCCGAGAACTTCACGCCGTAGGCTCGCTTCCAGGAAGCCTGCTCGGCTATGTCCTCGTCGGTGAAGTCAGCTTTGAGCGCGTCCCATTCGGCAGGGTCGAAGCACGCGTTTGCTATGTCGCTCGCCCACCAGCCAAGCCTCTCGCGCGCGAACCCGTCGGGGGACATCGTTTTCAGCTCTTTTTCGACCGCCTTGCGCGTGAGCCGGTAGCCGAGCGCTGGATTGGTTTCCTCCCACCTGGATTCGTCCGATACGTCGCCGATTTCGTCAACCGACCATTCGATCCAGTTCGTGCCGCCGTGCTCGCTCGACAGCGCGTTCCTCCGCGTTCGCGGGAATACGTCGCCGTTGGTGGTTGGCCCGGGCGGCGTTCCTAGAAGGATGAGTTGCGAGTTCTGCAACGGGCCCGCCGAACTGGTGGGCATCAGCGCCTCCAGCTGGTCGTCGGTGAGTTCCTGCGCCTCGTCGCACACAACTACGTCCACGGTGAAGCCGCGCGCGGCGCCCTTCGAGCGGGCGGAGAACTCTATAGAGCCGCCGTTCGTCAACTCGATGGCCTCCTGCCCGTTCGTCTTGCGGATGGCCTTCACGATTTCAGCCATTTCGGGGTACTCACTCTCGTTCTCGAAGAAGGAGCACAGGCGCAGGAAAGCCTTGCGGGCCGTTTTCACCTCGTGGGCGGTGTGCAATATCTTCTCGCCCTCCACAGCAGCCCCGTACAGTTCCCGAACTTCAAGAACGCCGTTCTTCCCATTCTGGCGCGGAACGGCCAACCCGCATGTGTCGTGCGCGTAGGTGCCGTCATCGTCGTATGCGAGCCAGTCATCCAGCACGGTTTGCTGCCAAGGGTCGGGCATGAGGCCGTAGGCGCCGGCCATCTCCGCCGCATCGCCTCCATATGTGTAGTCATAATCGTCCGCAACCCTAATGCGCGGCTCTTGGTTTCCTCTTAGCTGGCGCTTTCTTGCGCTTGTTCCTCGCTTCATCCAAAGCCGTCCTCCTGTCTTTTTTCGGCTGCGCCTTCTCCAATACGCGTATCTCCTTGGTAAGATCCATGAATTGCTTTGAGAGAGCCGCCATGTCGCGTCCTGACTTGGTTTCCTCCAGCTGTCTCGCTATCCCTAGTCGGAGGCATTTCAGCATCTCGAGGTCGTCCGTCCCCTCGGCGAGGGCCGCAAGCGTCGTGTATCCGTCCTCTGGCATACGAAAACCCCTCCTTTCGGGTTAAAAAATTAAAAACCTGGTGTGGAAAAGAATCGCGGGGGGATATTAGCCCTATGCCGCGGGGGTGGCTTCGGGCGAAGGGGAGGGGGTCCCCCCTGGGTCACCACTCCCTCGACTTCGGGAGCCTGTCGGCCGTCGGCTCCGGAGGCTTCCTAAGCGTCTTGTTGCCTCTCTTTTGATTGCATATCCTATGCGCAGGAGCGACGTTCGAAATGTCGAGCGGGTTGCCGCCCTTGGACACCGGCACGAGCTCGTCAAGCTCGAACGACATCGGGTGGCGCTTGGTCTTCCCGTCCGTCGGATCGACGTAGGTCGTGAGCGAGTAGTCGATGGGAAGCCCGCATATGTGGCACGGCAATCCCATCGCCGCCACTCGCTTGCGCAGAGCGTCCCTTCTGGCTCCGTTGGCTCGGCGCGGGTTGGGCTTCGCCATGATATTTCACCTCGCTCTCTCGTTCGATTCCGGGCAACAAAAAAGCCACCCTCTCGGATGGCTCTTTCGCGTTATTCAACTGATTACACTATATCACAGGGAAAGCGGCGGTTTGCGGCGGACTTTGCGCCATGCCCCGCCTTTCCATGATTTGCCTCGCTCGCTCGAGCGCCTTTCGGTGGATGTCCCTCTCCTGGCGCTCGCTGTATCCCATGTTGTTTGCAACCGTCATAGGGCTCCATCCCATGATGTATCGGTAGTGGAGGCTCTGGCCGCATGTGACGTTCTCGTGCATCACCTCTCGCACGATTGATCTGACGTCGTCCCTCACTGCTATGTAGTACTTGATCTCGTCGTCGATCTTGCGGCAGTGATCGACAAGCTCCGCCACGCCGTCTCCGACCTTGTCCTTCACGCCGGGAGAACCGCTCTCGCCGCCGTAGCTCGGCGTTATGCTCATTATGCTGCTGATGATGCGCTCGTGTTCCTCCGTCAGGCTGTCGAGCTCGTCGCAAGCCTCCCTGTATCTGCTCAAATATCTCTTGATGTGCTTCGACACGCGCATCTCTCCTTTATTCTGTTTTCAAATTGGCGGCCGTTGAGGGTCGCCGCCGCACCCGTATATTCTACCGCTGCTCGCCATCCTTAGCCGGTCTCTCCACACCTAATGCAGAGCATACGTGGCCGTAGCAGCGCGGGCATACCACGAGCATCTCGTCCTCGAGGTAAGACTCCGTGGACGGCTCGAAGCAGGTGAGTTCGATGGCGTACTCAACCCCGTCGCCTGTCGGTCCTCCGCAGCATTCGCACGGCTTACCGCTCATGCTCTTCATCCTGTTCGATGTGCTTGCAAACGTCCGACTTGGTGCATCGCACGATTGCCATTCGCTCGGACAAACGTCCTCGTCCGCAATATAACGCTTCAGACGACTCGTCAATGTCAAGGTCGAAGTTCTTGCATTCGTAGCACGCTTCCTGCAGCTCAATCTTGATCATCTTCGGTCACACTCCTTTCGGCGCATGCTTAACGTACCAGATGCCTACTCGCCTCGGATCGGCTGCGTAAGCCTGGATGGTTCTCGGTTTGAGCCCGGTCGCAACAGCGCATTCGCTCGCGGTTCCAACCGCTACGATCTGGTTATTGCGCAGGACTATGTAACGCTCGCGCTCGGTCATTTCCCGTCGGACTCCTTCCACGCATCCCACACGTCGGGGTGATTCTCGGTCATGTAATAGGCCATGTCTTCGCAGTTGTACCCTTCTCCTATTGGATAGTTCCAATAGGCCATCATCTTCCTAACGTAATGGGCGCAACGGTCGCACTCGCGCCATGTGTACGCGCTCCCGCCCTCCACCAGCTTGGATACGGTATGCTCCTCGTCAACGTATATGCGTTTGCCGCAGTAATCGCAGCGGTGCTCCTTACGCGCCTTGACTCGTTTCGACGGCGCCAGCTCTACGGGCATTCAACTCCTCCTCGTTCTCGTAGTGATCGCACACGTCGGTCGGGCTCTCCACGCCGTCGTGCATGACGATCTTCTCTACTTCCTCGTCCTTCGGCGCGCCCCATGCTCGCTCTCCACGGCCGGCGATCCAGCTCCCGGCAGGGAGAGCACGCGTAATCGACTAACCTTGCTTTCGGACGGGCATGACGACCGACCTGCAGGATCCTCCGCGAACGACTATCGGCTTGCCGGCGCCGAAGTGCTCTATCTCGACGACGTCGCCGTCGCAAGCGGCCACGGCTTCCAGCATGTATGACGAGTTGGCGCAGAACTCCCCGATTCCGTCCGTCCTGCACAGAACGGACTCCTCCATGGAGCCGTCCTCTCCGCCGGACACCTTCACGGAGCACTCGCCGCCGGAGAACGCGATGTCGCACGGGTGCTTGGACATGCCGGCCACTACCGCTCGCCTAAGGGCAGACGAGATGTCGGACGCGCCGAACTCGGCGATTCCCGCGCGGAGCTCCGGGAACATGCGCTCCCATGCCGGGTACTCGCCCTCGATGGACCGCGTGACGAACACGTCCCCGTCGGCTCTCACCGACACCTGCCCGCTCGATGCGGACAGCCTGCATTCCGACGCCTTGAGGGACGAGACCGACTTCGCGAACCTCGCCGGGAGCACCGCCCTGAACTCGCCGCCGCCGTCGCGCTCGGCGCATGCGAGGCGGTACGAGTCGGTCGCGACCGCTCGAACGGTCCCGCCTGACGCTTCGACGAGGACGCCCTGCATGATCGGCCGGGAGTCGTTCTTGCTGGCGAAGCATGCGACCGTCCCGACCATCGACGCGAACTCCGCGAACGGCATCTCGACGCTCTGGTCCTCGTCTACGCGTGGAAGGCCGGGGAAGTCGTCTTGGTCCATAGCCGGGATTGAGAACGACGCGCTGCCGCACGAGATGCGGGCGCGGCCAGCCGTCCCCTCTATCGTCACGGCCCCGTCAGGAAGCGACTTCACTATGTCGCTCGCGGCCTTCGCCGGGATCATGCACCTTCCCGGCTCGTCGACGAAGGCGCGCCTGCTGCACCGAGCGGATTCGTTCAGGTTCGTCGCCTCGAACGTCGCGCCTTCGCCAGCTTCTACGAGGACGCATCCCAGGTACGCTGCGGCTCCGTTCGCGTACCGGCACATCGTACCCAGGACGTCCTGCAGCTCTGATTTCGGCATCGTCACTATCATCTTGCATCCTCTCTACGAGACCTTCAGGAAGTCGAGGAGCGTGAGCTCCTCTGATTTGCGCTTCGCGTCCGCCAGGTTCCTCTTCGCGCATGCGAAGTAGCTGGCCTTCAGCTCGATTCCGACGAACCTGCGGCCTTTGAGCACGGCGCAGTGCCCCTCCGACCCGATCCCCATGAACGGGGAGAGCACGATGTCTCCCGGCTTGCTCCACAGGTCTATCGCACGGTCGATGACGCCGAGCTGGAGAGGGCATATGTGCCTCTCGTCGCCGTTCTCCCTGGCTGATTCGCGCTGGAGCGTGTCAGACGGGTTGACGTCCATCCACACGGGGGACGCGTAGCGCTGCCATACGCTGATCGGGAACTCGTCGTTGGTGTGCTCGATGGGTTCCGGGTTGTCCCCCGGCTTGCGCATCGTGACGAGATAGTCCGGGATGCCCTGGCGGCTCATGGCGCTGTCCTTGTTCTTCTGCTTGTTGAGAAGGCCGAGCGCCTTGGTGCGCTGCATCGCCGTAACCGGGTCCTTCCAGATGGTCACCTCGGAGTGGTAGATGAACCCGGATTCCTGGAACGCGCGGATCAGGTCGCCCCTGAAGTCCCTGATCCCGATGAAGCCGTCGCGCTCCTTGGTGGTAGGCAGGTTCATGCAGTGGAACGACACCAACCGCCCCGGCATCGTCACCCGGTACAGCTCGTCGACCAGGAACCTGAAGTGGTCCATGAACTCCTCGTCGGTCTTGCAGTTGCCCATGTCCCGGTCGCTGTTGCTGTAGGTGTACAGGCTCGCGAACGGGGGGCTGAACACGCTGAACCCGATCGAGCCGTCCGGGACCTCCTTTATGCGCTCGACGCAGTCTCCCAGCATGAGGGTGTACCCGTCCCCCTCGACGGTCTCCTCGACGTACGGCGACTCGTCGCGCGCCGTGGACTCCGCGTCGTCCCTGATGCGCGAGGCCCTCGATATCATCTCCTGCTCCATCTCCGATGCGTCCTCCTTCTTCCTCATGACGTTCCTCACGACCGCCTGCTCGACGTCGGACGTGACGATGTGGACGCTCACCTCCTGGGTCTGCCCGAAGCGGTGGCACCTCCTCACGGCCTGGTAGTACTGCTCGTAGGAGTGGGAGAGCCCCACGAAGCACATGTCCGCGCAGTGCTGCCAGTTCATACCGAACCCGCAGATGCTCGGCTTGGTTACGATGACGCGGTACTTCCCGGACGAGAACCCGATCATCGCCTCTTCCTTCCATTCAGGCGAGTCGCTTCCGCGAACCTCGACGGCGTCCGGTATCGACATCGCGAGCCGCTCGCTCTCGTCGTTTCTGTCGCACCATACGATCCATGGCTTGACGGACGAGTTGACGAGCGACGCCGCCATGCTCACGCGCTTCTCGACGGTCGCCTTCCGCGCCCTCTGCTGCTCCAGCATCGTCTGCGCCTCGACCGCGAACAGCCTGCCCTCCTGGACGATGCCCGAATCGACGACGTGGACCTGCTCGTCCAGGCCGGGAAGGTCGAATCCGTCCATCTCGTACCCCATGTCCTCCGGGCTGCGCAGCATGACCGCCCATGACGCGACGAAGTCCCAGAACGCCGGCGCCGCGTGGCCCTTGAGCCTCCATTTGGACGTGTCCCCTCCGTCGTGGACGAAGAACATGGCGAGCATCTCCGTCCTGTCCATGGCCCCCAGGAACTCCGCGTGGTTGCCGAGCTCCATGTGGTCGTTGGGTGACGGAGTCGCCGTGCACGCCAGCTTGTACGGCGTTTCGCGGAACGACTCGATGACGGCGTTCCTCGTCTTGCTCGAATACGATTTCAGGATGCTCGACTCGTCGAGCACAACGCCATCGAACTCGGACGGGTCGAACGCGTGGAGCATCTCGTAGTTGGTCACGTTGACGCCGTCCCTCACGTCGTCCTGCGAGCGGCAGCGCGTGACGTCGATTCCGAACTTCGCGCCCTCGTACCACGTCTGCTTCGCCACGGCGAGCGGAGCCAGGATCAGCACCTTCGATCCATCCCCGGAGTGCTCGCACACCTGGCGCGCCCATTCGAGCTGCATCGGCGTCTTGCCGAGGCCGCAGTCGGCGAACACGGCGGCCTTGCCTTTGCGGCACGCCCATCGCACGATGTCCTTCTGGTACTCGAACAGCATCTCGTTCAAGCTTGACGGCTCGAAGCCGGAGTCGGGAACGCGAGCGCGCTTCCCCCTGATGAATTGCATGTAGTCCAATTGTTCCTCCTGAACGAGAGACAGCCCCGTCAGGGCCGTCTCCCATGTATGAGAATCCGTTATTGCTCTATGCCGTCGACAAATTGGATCCTGCGTCCTATCCATCTCATCACCGGCACCGCCATCGAGTTGCCGAGAGCCTTGTAGCGCGGCGTGTCCGGGCACTCCTCGACGGGATTGCCTCTCCACGGTATAGCCGTCCAACCGTCAGGGAAACCCTGCAGCCTCTCGCACTCGACGGGGGTCAGGCGGCGCACGCAATACCCGCTCGTTACAACCGTGGAATCCTTGCGACCGCGCCGCGTGAGCGTCGGGCTGCATCCCTCCATCGTCTCGGCGTTCGCCTGACCCGATGCCATGCACACCGATGGCATGTTCGAGCAGTTTCCCGGGCTCGAGCGCAAAGTCGGCGAAAGCTCCACCGATTCGCCGAGTCCCCGCGAGCCTGATGCGCTGTGGTTGAAGCATATCGTCGGAACCTGGTTCGTCCCGCTCGATCCTGCGCGCAGCGTCGGAGCAACCTCGGCATGCGCCGCTACGCTCCCGCTCTTCGCCGACTGCCCTGCGCTGAACGCGATCGCGGCGCCCGGCGCCCTGCCGTCGTAGGAGACCGCGTGCCTGTCGACCGTGTTGAGCGTCGGGGCGACATCCTCGCTCACGCCGCTCCCGTTCTGCGTCGATCTGCGGTCGCACACGTTGCCTAGGATCCCGAAGCAGCTGCCCGCAGAACCGCGTCCAGCTGCGGCGGCAAGCTCTTTCCTCTTATCTCTGCTCGACGGAGAATCCCAGCGCAGGCTCTCGCGCTCAAAGAGTACCGCTGCGGCGCGTCCCGGGTCAGAATGCCCGACAAGGAACACGCGGCGGCGTCTCTGGGCCACTCCGGCGAATTGAGCGTCAAGTACTCGCCACGCGAGAGAATACCCGCATTCTGCCAGCTCCCGGTGGAGCGTAGCGAAAGCATCTCCGCCCGACTGCGAAAGAACTCCGGGGACGTTCTCCCAGAGCAGCCAGCGCGGACGAACTTCTCGAACAGCTCGGACGTACTGGAGCATGAGGCGACCTCTTTCGTCCATGAGGCCGCGTCTTCTTCCCGCGACGGAGAAGGCTTGGCAGGGGCTTCCTCCCACGATAAGGTCAACTGCTCCAACGTAATCGCTCCAATCTATCTCGTTCACGTCCCCCAGGTTCGGCACGTCGGGGAACCGCTCTGCCAAAACCGCGCAAGGGAACGGCTCTATCTCGCTGAACGCGACAGGCTCCCATCCGAGCGGCTCCCATGCGACCGATGCGGCCTCTATGCCGCTGAACAGGCTGATGTACCTCAATCGGATCACTTCCTTATCTCGCGGCCGCAGCGAGGGCAGAACTCCGGGAGCTCTCCGCGCCACTCGAAGTCGCAGCGCGCGTTGATGCACGTGTACTTGCCCTGGATGAACACCGGGCTGCAATGTTTGAGCGCGTCGTCGTTAACGCGCTTCTCTTTCGCGCATGGTTGGCACAGAACGGCGCATTCGTCGACGTCGACCGTCGTCCCGCATCGGTCGCAGGTCGCGTACGCGTCCACTTCGTACTCGATGCTCATCGATCGCCCCTTCTCGACAGCTTGACTATCAGCGCGCAGGTCAGGACGACGAGGGCGAAGCACGTCACCGAGAGCATGCGACCCACTCCTCAACCGTCTTGACGGGGGGAAGACCGATGTCAAGGCACACGCCGCGCTCGACGCACGCTCCCTGGGAGTGCTCCCATCCAGGCAGCATCGCCACGCCGTCGCACTCGAGCATGCTGTGGACGGACGCGAGCAGCGCCTGCGGCCAGCCGGCGTCCTCAGGCACGACCGAATGGGGCAGCACCGGCTCGTAGCCAGCCTCCGCGAGACGGCGCGCCGCGTCGAGGAACGCGCCCAGGTTCCTGTCCTCATGGCCCGTCACCGGGCCGCTTATGTAGACCTTCAAAGATTCCTCGCTTTCCAGCAATCGACGTCCTCGATCGCCATCTTCTCGTCGGGGTCGACGGCCACCCCGTTCTCCTCGCAGTAGCCGACGTCGCGCTTCAGGATGCCCGGCTGCTCGCTATGCAGGATCAGCAGGCACTCGGAGCACGAGCGGCACGTCACGTAGTCCTCGAACTCGCGGGGCGCGTAGAGGGTCGGGTTCCGTCCGTGCGCGGTCACCATTCGGCCACCGTGAAGACCCTGTCGGTGCGGACGACGTAGAACCCGTAGGCGAAGAGCTCCGGCGAGTGGGGCTTGATTCCGCTCGACAAAAGCTCGCCGCTCCACCATGCGTCGCAGGATTCGACGTCGTGCCACCTCCACTCGACCGAGTACTCGAACCCTTGCGGCGGGAACCTGTCATGGCACCCGTGGCACAGCGCAAGAAGCGCGGATTCGAGTTTTAAGGCCCCGTTTTGTGTCGGAACGGTCAGATACCTGCCTCCGGTGCCTTTCGGGGCTGCATGGTGCCTCTCCGTGGCTCTCAGGCCGCAAACGGTGCATCCTCCCGTGATGGATTTCCCGTCGCAGCCGATATGAGGCATCCCGTAGAGGCTCGCCCTCTGGTACGACATTCCGCGCAGGATCGGCGAGATGTCGAACGACGGACAAATCGGCTTCCAGAGGTTTTCCACAAAGTTTTCCACAAAAATCGCCCTGCCCTATCTTGTCGTCTCCCGTAGGTTAGGAAGACCTTCAATTAACTAGAGAGAGTGAGAGAGAGAATAAGAGAGAGAGGCTTTTTGCTCTGCTTTTCTTTCTGCTTTAGACAAATTGAAAAGCACACGAAAAAGCACGCTGCTTTTTGCTCTGCTTTTCTTTCTGCTTTAAGCTGCCGAATCACCATCAGAACCATCTCCTGAACTGGCTTTATCCTTCTTCGGCCTTCCGCCTTTCTTCCCGGCCTCGCTCTTCTTGCGCCGCTGCTCTCTGCTGTATTCCAACTCGTCGCACACGCCGCGCGAGCCTATCGTGCCTATGCTCCAAAGATCTGGCGATAACAGCCCGAACTTCACGCACGACTTGACGAACTCCTCAAGGTCAGGCCCATCCAGCTCTATCTCGCGCTCGACCATTGCGAAGTTGTCCTCGTCTGAAAGGTCGATTGTTCCGCCCTCGTCGTAGAGCACTCCGAGCAGCGCCTGCCAGCGCCCGTAGGCGGCGATGCCCCCGTGCTTCCTGCGCAGCTTGAGCATCGCCGTGTCGTTGCGGGCGTCGTAGGGGACGGAGTAGAACCTGTTAGCGTCCATGCGCCCCCCCTTAGAACGGTATGTCCTCGTCGAGCACCTCGGAGGCGGCCCCGCTGACGTTGCCATCGTCTTCCGTCGTTTCGCCTTCTCTGCTATTCACGGTCACGAGGGCCGCCTCCATCGAATCGACTATCGCGCTCGCCTCCACAACGTCCGCCTGGGTGTACTCGCTTTGCGGCTTCGAGATGTGCTTCGCCACCTCCGCCATGGCGTCGGGTATCTGTATCCCCCTCTCGCGCTTGGCGCGGGTCAGGGCCTCCTTGTACATGTCCAGCGGCGCCGGGGGCGGCTGGTCGGGCGGTTGGTCTTGCGGTTGCTCGAGGTCGTCGTCCAGGTCTTGTACGAACATGTCGGACGCCCCGGTCGCTGCAAGCATCCCATCCACGAACGCCCGTTTCTTGGCCATCTTGAGGACGGTGTTGTACACGTCCGCTATGTCCGGGTTGTCGACTTTTTGGCCTTGACGCGCTATCTCCCACATCCCCGTGTCCGGGTTCTTTTTCGCGACGTGTCCTTTGCCGCCGATCAGCTTCTGGTCGCGTCCGTTGTCCCAGTACTCCTTTGGGACTGGTTTGCCAGTGAACTCGGTGGGGCCCGTGCGGTAGCGGTACTTGCTCTCCATCGTCGAGCACGACCCCATGCCGTCGCAGCACATCGTTCCGTCGGGGTTCAGCACGTGGCACGTCGCCACGTACTCGCGGTGGCCTCCGCCCATGTCCTTGATGTCCACCTCGAAAGAAGTGCCGAACTGGAACATCACACGCAGAAGCTCCGCTCCCGGCTTCAGCAGCACGTTCTCGTCCTTGCACCCCTTGATTTTGCCGTAGTGGGTGCCATCCTTCATCACGTCGCGCATGCAGTGCTGGATGGCCTGCACGCGCCCCTTTATGGCGTCGACCCTCACGAGGCCGTTGCCGTAGATCGTCATCTCCTCCGTCATACTTCCTTCACCTTCTTGTACAGCTTCCCTTCGAGGCTTGGCATGTTTCTCATGAAGTCCCGCACCTTGATGCCGTCCTCCTCGGTCGCCTCGAACTCGAGGCGGAACAGGAAGCGCTTAGACGGCTTCTGCGGCGGGGTTTCCGGTTTGGGCGGCTCCTTGTCCGCCTCCGCCTCGTTCGCCGCCATGACGGCCTCGTGCGCCCTTCCAACGGCTATGTCGAGGCGCGTCGCCGCCTGCTCGTGGGATTCCCGCTCGGCCTTCTCGCGCTTCAAGCGGTCGTTCTCGTCGAGCGCCGCCCTGATGTCGAGCGTCCTGCAATACACCATGTCGGCCTCGGTCGAGAACTCGACGTCTCCCATGCGCAGGCGCTCCCTGTCGTGCACGGCCTCGGTTATCATCTCGTCAAGTAGGTCGCACGCCTTGTTCCCCGTGAAACGCTTGTCGCGGGACACGAGCTTCGGCTCCTTGGAGATGTAGACCTCGAGCGGGATAAGCTCCATCAGGTCGGGGGCAGCCGCCTCGTATTCGTCGGCCAGGAGGTTCAATCGCGCCTGCTTCTGGCGCTCCGCCGCCTCGTCTATCTGCTTGCCGGTGGCGTCGTAGACGGCCTTCACGCGGTCGCGCAGCGCGTTCAGCGCTTCGTCGGCCTCCGCCCTCGCGCCGTTGATCGCCTTGTCCATGCCCTTTCTCTCATCGTCGATGGCATTTGCCACCTTGTTGATGTCGGCGCGCAGGTCGCGCAGCTGCTTGACCTGCTCCTGGTCGTCCACGTCGATGCAGATGCTGCCGAAGAACCCCTCGATGCTTGAGACGAACTCCTCGATGTTATCCAGGTTCTCGATCTTTACGGTCGGCAGTGTGTAGGCGATTGCCGGCTTCGGGGCCTTCGCAAGGTTCACCGGCTCGATGACCTCCGCCTTTACTTCCTCTGCCATCCAGATCACCCGAGGAGGGCGGAGAGGATGCCGGGCCTCTTGGAGTCGTTCTTGCTCGCGTTGTGCATCCGCAGCGAGTTCTCGAAGTATTCCTCGACGTCAAACCCGTGCGTCTCCGAATCCTCGGGGACGATGAAGAAGTACAGGCCTGCCAGGAACCCGGACAGATAGGTATCGTCCACCAGGTGCTTGTACCGGTCCTCGATCAAGTCGAACGCTGCGTCGGCCTTGCAGAACGGCACGCCCCACTGGCCCGATCCGGGGATCTCGATCTCTCCGGTGTTCTCGATGTTTTCCTCGATGTTGATCTTCTCGTTGCTCATGCTTCCTCCATCTCTACGATGATCCTTGGGTTTGATTTGTTGACCAGGAACCTGTCGCTTATGCCCTTGACGTAGCGCTGCGTGTCGTTCGGCAGCACCCCCTCATCCACGAGGGCGTCCAGGACGAACTTCGCGGCGAAGCGGATGTTGTCCGGGTCGCGGCGCATGTTCGGCTCTACCCACGTGATCGAGATGCGCACGGGCCCGTCGTAGGGCTTCATCCTCGCCGTCCTTATCGACAGGGCCGCTATGTCCTGGTTCGTGCGCTTCATCGCCGCGCCCTTGTAGCGGTTCGCCCTGCAGGCCCTCGTGTACTCGTTGAGGCCCGAGAGCCTACCCGGTATCTCGAACTCCTGCCTCATGCCATAGCCTTCCCTGCGTACTTGTTGACGAAGAACGCTTGGCCTCGACGAAGGTCGCGGTAGAACGTCGTCTTCGATATCCCGAGCTCGCGTATCCAGTCGGATGCGCACTGCGTTCTCCCGTTGATCGTTATCATGTTCGTCCTGCTCGTGTTTCGCTGGTTTTCCGACCTGGACACCCAGCGGCAGTTTTCAGGGCGGTAGTCCCCGTCGTTGTCTATGCGGTCGATTTGGAGGCCGTCGGAGTAACCGTTCGCCATCGCCCATTTATGGAAGTTCTCGAACGTCATCCATTCGTCGCATATCCCGATTCCGCGCGCTCCGTAGTTCTTGTAGCTGGTGGAATTCTGGTTCAAGCATCTCGCCTTCATGCCGTTCCAGACGACGAACGTCCTCGGCTTGCCTCCGGTCGTTATGCCGTGGGACTGGAGCTGCTTGACGTGCACGTCGTGAGCGAGGCATCCGCAGCTCCTCGTATGGCCTGACGAAAGATGCCCTCCGGCGACTGATAATGTCTTGCCGCATTCGCACTTGCACTTCCATATAGAATCGCCGTGCTTGTTTTTTCCCGATCTTGCAACGACCGTCAACCTTCCGAAAGTCATGCCGGTGAGGTCTTTGAGAGGTATCGGATCTCTTTCATCTTTCGGCGTGCTCTTCCACCATTGAAGGTAGTGCTTGTTGCACATCCCGCGCGCTTTTGACGGTGACGAGCAACCGATCACGTTGCAGCAGTTCATAGGTCAAGTCCCCTTCCTGCGTACTTGTTTACGAAAAACACGGCCCCTCGACCTGTGACGCGGGGCGTGATGCTCGTCGTGACGCGCCCGTCGGAGTGGGTGACGGCGGTCTCCTTGACTCGGAAAAGGCCCATCTCCATTGCCCTCTGCGTCGGGCGGTTCTCGCCCTTGCACATGTAGCCGTCCCTGCGCAAAAGCGCGTAGAGGCGGTTCTGGCCGATCTCGAAGCCGTTCTGGGTGAGCACCTTGGCGAGATCTCTCACAAGGATGCAGCTGTCGCTCGCGGACACCGCGTCGGCGAAGAGGGCCTTGGGAGCCAGCTCCGCGTTCTTCGCCTCCAGGGCGCGCCGCCTCTCCTGCTCGGCTTTGAGGTTCGTCGCCAGCTTGATGATGGTGTCGGGATCGAGGAGCGCCTCCTCGATCTTGGAGGGCGTGAGGTAGCCGCCGTGGGAGCGGATTGATGGAAGGACCTCCTCGAAGACCCACGCCTCGAAGCGCTCGGCGTTGGGGAGCTTTGAGTGGGTTATGAGCCGGTACACGTCAGGCTCGGAGATGAACTTTGCTTGCTGGGTTCGCCCCAGGCTGTCGGTGATGGGGTAGCATTTCGCGACCCCACGGCAGTGCTTTTTAATGGCATCGTTCGTGTTTGAGTATCCGAGAGAAACGGCTACGTCTTTTGCACAAAACGTAACGACGCCGTCTTCCTCGACGGTGCGGAGGCTCCCGAAGTCCCCGTTCTCGTAAACCTGGATCATGACCCCACCCCGCATGCCATCATGATCGCGTAGATCGCGAGCATCGCCGCGAACGGCACCGGGAGCAGCCGCATGCCCCGCTCCCATTCGTCGTGTGGTATGATTCGGTTGCCTTCATTGGCGGATGCGCGCCCGACTTCCACACCTGGCGCGCTTTCCTTTTCATGCGGCATCTTCGACTCCTCCCCCATCGCTCTCGCCCGCTTCGAGCACGAGGCCCGTCAACGCGCGCTCGATATCACCCAGCGTCACGTCGCGCGGCACGTGGACGGTGGCTGACCCGTATGCGCCCTCGTAGTGGTGCTCGCCGAATTGGAACACCACGGCGCTCATGTCGTTCATGTCCTCTCCTATCTCGTAGGTTGGTAGTTATTGGCGCGAAAGAGCGCGGCTTCAGCCTTGCTTTCGATCGCGCTGCTAATTTTTCAATGTGCGACCGGATACCTGCATGTGCGGTTGCTTTTGGTAGAATCTCCGCATCGGAGAACGGAGGAAGCGATGCACGAGGCGAACGGGATCGAGCTGTCGTCTAGCGAATACAAAGAGCTCGCGATGCTCTGCGAAGCGGCCGAACGCGGAGAGAACGTGGACGAGATCGCGAACGCCCGCCTTCTTGACGAAGATACGAACGTCTTCGACCAATCGGCCGTACAGACGTACCTGTCGCTCCATGGCCACGGTTTGGTGTCAGGCCACCGAATCTACGGGGGCTTCGTATGCACCGGGGTAACGCAGCGCGGGCTCGATTTCGTGTCGGACTACGTCAAGCGCATGATCGAAGACGAAGCGCGCGCGACGTCCGACAGAAGACACGATTACCTCGTCGCGCTGTTCGGATCGGCTATCGGGTTCGCGCTCGGCGTAATCGCCGAGCACTTCATCGGAATAGCAGCTGCAATACGATCGATAGCGCAAAGCCCGCTGCAAGGCTGACCAAGAACACCCTCGAGTAGTGGCAGAAGTTCTTTCTCACAAGCGACTCCTTTCCAGCAGCCGCACATGCAGGTATTCGGTTTTCACGGTGCTAAACTGGTCGCGCTTGACAACCGCATAGAGCGCAGCGGAAACGAAGCCGCTATGAGCAAGAGCGTCGATATTGGTTCTTTCGGCGATGGACTGGGAAACTGATCGAAGAAGGTGTGTCCGAGATATTGGCCGAAGGCTTAGACGCCGAATGCCCCGCTTGCGGAAAGGCGTTCGCGCTTGACTTCGGCGATCCAAAACGCTCGTTCTGCGGGGCGGTCGTCAACGTCGAATGCTAGCGAGAAGCTCGACTGATTTCTTAAGCTCCTTGCGGAGAGCCTTCGCCTCCTTCTTGGCGGCCTTCAAGCCGCCGATGAAGCCGGTGAAGTCGCCGTCGACGATCACGGTGAGGGTTTTGTCTGCCATGTAAGCTCCTTACTTGCTGCGCTCTATGCGATTGTCAAGGTGCTTGTAGCGAGATCGACTCGCGCCCGCTACAGCAGCGGCCTGATGTCCGTCATGAGGGCCGGCAGGCTGTCGATGCTGACGTTCGCCCGCTTGTGGTCCACGCCCTCGATGCGCACCCACTCCTCGCCGTGATCGTCCACCTCGTAGACCATCGGCGTCTCGGCCAGGTAGTCGTATCGGTGCGCGCCGCATTCGACGAGGGCATCGTTGATGCGCTGAACGAACAGCGCCTTGTCCTCGGCTTCGATCTCCACTTGCTTTTTCGCCTCCTTCCCTATCCCTCCTCGCGCTCGGCGTTAGCCACCGGCGACCGGCGCTTACAGATTGGCGGCCACTCTCGTGGCGACCTTCGTCACCGGATCGTTGCTCCATGCTGCGAGGTTCTGGTATTCAGAGCCGATTGAAGCCAAGCTGAGAAGCATGACGAATGCGGCTATTGCGCCGATGATGGGCGCAGCCCAGCAAACCTCGGCCCAAACGGTCTCTCCGCCGTGCTTCCACTTGCGCCAGGCAGCCACTGCGGCGACGGCGCAGACGGCGATGATCGACAGCTCGACGGCGACGGCCATCTGGCACCCTGAGATCGCGAGTTCGCACGAAGCGATCTTCGCCGCGACGTAGTCCGGCGTCGCGATCTGTCTTGCGAATTCGAACAGTTCCATTGATCTTCCTCTCTATCCATCCTCGCGCTCGGCGTACGCTTCCGCGCAGCCGTGGAACAGCTCCACGATCTCGTCTACCTCCGGGTCGGGCTTCGCGCCGTCCTGCCGGCGCGCTATCCGTTGCGCCAGGCGGCCATCAAAAATGTTGTTTAACTATCGTTTTTGTCGAAAAAAATGCGTTCGTAGCTTCGACTAAGAAGCTGACAAATCCGGCGAGCTTGAAGCACCGTCGCCCTATCTGGATTTGCTTCGATTCCTGCATAAGTTGGCCGAGATACTCCCAGCTTATCTGCCATTTCTTGCTGACTGTAACCAGCATTCTCGCGCGCCTCACGCAGGGTCTCGTCTGCCATGTACTAGATCACCTCCCCCAACATCTCATCTTACAACCCTAATGCTAGTTAAATCAGCCTAGTATGTCAAGATTTTTTTTCATATAATGCTAGTCAATTTAGCAAGAGGAGGATTTCGCTGTGGGAATTCGCGAGAACATAATTGCCCTAAGGACTCTCTACAACGTTACACAAGAGGAGCTTGCTGCGATTGCTGGCGTTTCGCGCGGAGCTGTCTCTCAGTGGGAAGGAGGGTTCTCAGAGCCGCGCATGGGAGCAATCCAAAAGATCGCCGACCATTACCACATCCTCAAATCAAACATCATCGAAGATGGTGGCATGGACTCAATCGATCCTATCACCAAGAGGCCGAGAGTCCCAAACGAATACCCACCGGGCGCGATCATCCCGACACCGCCGTGCAAGGCGTATGCCCCCCTCCTCGGCCGTGTGCACGCCGGAGACGCACAGGCTCCCGAGATCATCGAGGACAACGTGTCGCTCCCTTACGAAGTGTGGGACAAGCACCGCGATGGGTATTTCTTGGAGGTCGAGGGAAATTGCATGAGTAAGGTCTACCCCGAAGGATGCTTCATATTCGTCGACCCCCGCATGGAGCCAAAGAACGGCTCCATAGCGGTGGTGAGCATAGACGGAGAAGATTATGTCATGAGGCGACTCTACCGTGGGGCTAACACGATGATCCTCTCCCCAGACAGCTGGGAGGACGGGTACGAAGATATCGTCATCAGCGAGGGCGATGACCATACGGTCGAGTTCGAGGGTGTTGTGGTCTGGTTTCAGGCAAGCAAGGAAATGGAGTAGCCAGTGGGACTCTTCAATAAAAAAGACGGCTGTCTCATCAAGCGGAAATTTCAGGTCGTCAACCAGTTTAGCGATTTCAAACCAAACGAACCGTGCAACTTACTGCTCTACGACGACCACCTGAAGATAGAGGCAGTCGACAGAAGCAGATTTGCCAAGCTGAGATACGAAAAAGTGAGGGATGTATCTCACGGAAGCGAGCTGTTTGACAACGAATCGTCCGCTGCTGGAAGAACTCTGGCAGGGGGTGTTTTGCTTGGCGGAGTAGGCGCTATTGCTGGTGCAGCTTCGGCCGTAAAAGGAAAGGTTCGCAAACAAACGCTAGTCATCGACTACACGAGCAGTTCAGGGAATGATGCGAGCCTCGTTTTTGCCGACTACGACAAGCAAGCGTCTTCTTGCGGATCGATAGCCGATATCCTAAGAAAACTCTGCGGAATCGCCGACGATGCCGACCGAGCAAGCCAAGAGTTTCTGTAAGAAGCCTGTATTTTGAACAGAAAGCCCCGCGCATACGGGCGGCCACCCAGCGCGAGGCTCCAAGAATACCAACCGAACAGATCGGAAGGCATGGTGATTGTACCATGGAAGAACCAGACTTGGGCGTCTACTCGATGTACCTTCGCAAATCCAGAGCGGATGCGGAGAAGGAGAGGCAGGGCGAGGACACCCTGGCGAAGCACGAGCGCGAGCTGACGGCGTTCTCGAGTGCGCGCGGGTACCTGGTCGACGAGAGGGACATCTACCGAGAAGTCGTCAGCGGCGAGAGCGTCGCAGCCCGCAAGGAATTCCAACGGCTCATGCAGTGCGTCACGCAGCGCCGCTACAAGGGCGTCATCGTCAAGGCCGTTGACCGCCTCGGTCGAGGCGACATCATGGAGTACGGATGGATACTCTCGACGTTCCAGTGGACGCGCACGCTCATCATCACGCCTGACAAGGTTTACGACCCCAACGATCCAGCGGACATGCAGTCGCTCCAGCTCCAAATGCTCATAAGCAACGGCGAGCTGAAAGCCTCGAAAGCGAGGCTCGCCGCAGGAAGGGCGCAATCCGTTCGCGAAGGCCAGTTCATCGGAACCATACCACCTTACGGTTACGACAGATCCGTCATCGAGCGCAGGCACACGCTCGTCCCGAACGACCGGGCGCCCATAGTCGTCATGATATTCGAGCTTGCGGCGAGCGGATGGGGGCCTGCTGCAATCGCGAACAAGCTCAACCGCGACGGCATCCCTGCATTCAACGGAGGGCGTTGGATTCCCGCCGTCGTCAAGCGGATAATACAGAACCCGATCTACAAGGGCTACGTGCGTTGGCGGTTCTACAAGACCGAAGTGGTGTCCCGAGACGGGCTCGCATACGAGAAGAGGCGCGTGCCCAATATCGACGGTAAGGATTACATCGAGGTCAAGGGGTTGCATGAGCCGATCGTTTCCGAGGATCTTTGGGAGCGCGCGAACTCAGCGCTACGTCCGTCCGTCAAGCTCAAGCACGAGACGAGGATATCCAACCCTCTCGCGGGCCTGATGTTCTGCTCGCGCTGCGGCAAAGCAGTAGGCAGGCACGTCACGTACTACAGGGGGCAGCCGAAAGCGAGGTATCTCCACAGCAGGTACCAAGATTGCGGAGCAAAATCCGCGAGCGAGGAGGCCGTTATGGACACGCTTGTTAGCAGCCTGCAGTCCGCGGCGTCAAACATCGAATACCTGGCTAATAACCGCGACGAAGAGGCGGAGATATACGAATCGGAGCGCAAAGCGTTGGAAAAGGAGATTGCGGCGGCTTCGAGAAAGGCCGATAAGCTAGTCGAGCTGTACACCGCCGACCTCATAGGCATCGAGGAGTTCCGCGCGCGTCGCTCCCCCGTGGACAAGCAGATCGCCAGAATGAGGGCGAAGGTCGAAGAGCTCGAAGCGATGGAGCCGCCAGACAGGGCAGCTCAGCTCGTGAGGGTGCGCGAAGCAATCGACCTTTTGAGAGACAGGAGCGTTGACGCCGAAGCGAAGAACAGGATGCTGCGTTTGATCATCGAGCGCATCGAGTACACGCACGAAGGCGACCGGCGCAGGAGGAAAGGGAACTTACACCTTGACGTGCGACTACGTTAAGCACTTCATCAGCATGCGTATTCGTACGCATCGCTTTGACAGTTTTAAGTGTCTTAAGAGACCAGATCAAGGAAGGAAGCGACAGGATGCGTGCCGTGATCTACGCCCGATACAGTAGCCATAACCAGCGAGAAGAGTCCATAGATGATCAGGTGAGGGTCTGCGAGGCGGCGGCTCGCGATGTCGGGGACGCCGCCGTGGCCGTGTTCTTCGACCGCGCGGCGAGCGGGACGACCGATGCCGTGGCGGTAGCGTCGCTTTCCAAGGAAACGAGCATCTCCTCACGTTCCAAGAGCATTCTCGAAGGCGAGTCGCTCATCAACGACGCCTCGGGCATCGTGGCGTTCCAATTCGCCATCGCAGCCGCCGTCACCGGCACGTTCTCCCTCGTCGACGCCACAGCCGACTTCCTGTTCAGCTTCTTCGGCGGTATCCTCATGGGCATCGCCCTGGGCTACCTGGGCAACTTCCTTGTGCGCAAGGTTCGCTCGTGGGGCCTGGAGAACACGACCTTCCACGTGTTGTTCGAGGTGTTCACGCCGTTCATCGTGTACCTTGTGGCCAACGCGCTGCACACGAGCGGCATCCTGGCCGTGGTGGCGGCAGGTCTCGTGAACGTCATCTCGCCGCGCGTCATCGGGCCGTCCATCTCGCGCATGAACATCGTCTCGACCGTTGTAATAGGATGCATGTATTCAGCGCAAAAGAGGCCGCCGGAAGGTTTCCAGGTTATGGCCGTCCGTCTGAAATCATAAGAGATATTGCGCGTCGTGCCGGGCATGCTATAATATGGATGCACCGGCAAAGCCCGTCTCAACCTCGCAAGAGGTGCTGTTACACGGGCGGCGCGGGTCTTACCGAAGGGTCAGTGGCAGCTGGCCCTTATTCTTTTCTCCCCGCGTCATCCCTCCGCTTATGCTCCCTGTACGCGCGCCACGCTGCCAGGACGAACCCGGCGATGGTGCATGCAGCTGCTGCGGCGTATAGGACTTCGAGCGCATCGTAGATGCTCACAGGCGATCACCTCCCCTCTATGCAGGAAGCGCCGCCCGCTCGGGACTATGCCGGCACGACCGGTATTCTACCAGACATCCCGTCCGATGCTTTTCGGGATTCGGGCGCAAAAAATAGGGCGCACCCGTCATGGATGCGCCCTCTTCGCTTCATTGCTTCCGCAGGTAGACATCGCTTCCGTCGGAAGTCCCGACCGCGATGTAACGCGTGGCACCGCTGTATGACGTGTAGCGGCCCCACATGTAGCCGTCCGCCTCCTCGCCCCACTCGTCCAGGACGACGGTCTCGCCCTCGGCGTACGACGCGACCACGGCACCGGACATGCCAGGAGCGTCGCGCACGTTGAGCGAGTCGGCGACGCACTCGTAGGTGCCGCCCGCGACGCCCGACGGCGCGGGAGCGGGCTGCGATGGGAGCGCCCCTCCCCCGTCGGCCTTGCCGTTGTAGGCCAGGATGCCGTCCCAGGGGAAGTCGTAGTACGGGCGCATCAGGCTCTCGCCGCCGGTCTGGTCGCCCGCCTGCCCGCCGACGATGCCGCCGAACTCGTTGGACAGGTACTCGCTCAGCATGTCGGGCACGGCGCTCTGGCACATGGCCGTGTGGTTGGCCTCGTTGAGGTACACGTCGCCGCGCTTGGCTATGTAGCCGTCGCCCATCGGGTGCCACTCGAACAGCCCGGAGCCGACGAACGCGGCGCGCATGTCGCCGGTGTACGTCGCCGCGTCCAGCGCGCCCTCGTAGGCGCTGCCGCGCAGGGCCTCGCGCCAGCAGTCTATGACCGAGCTGGAGCAGTCGCGGTCGCCGACGGAGAACGGCGCGCGCACCCCCTCGCACTCCCACCACTCGACGGGGCCGGATCCCCACCGCCCGTCGCCCTGCGTGTAGCCGAAGCGGCAATCGTCCACCTGGCGGCGGTGGAACGTCGCCGCGACGTTCGCGCGATCAGGCATTGGGGGCCTCCTTCTCGGTAGGCGCGAGCGCGGCCACGACGGTGGCCTTGTCGTTGGTCGTGGCCGTCACCTGCTTGGTCGTCACCACTTGGTTGATGGTCTGCGCGCTGGCCGCGCTCTTGCCGTCAACGTAGGCTTCGGCGGCAGCGTAGATGGCCGCGCTGAGCATGGTGCAGACCATGCCCGTGGTGGTCAGCGCCGTGTTGTCGGTAGCCAAGCCCGCTACGCTGCCCCCGATGGACGCGAGGGCGGCGGCCACCGCGATCCAGAACTTGCGGCTGGTCAGCTTCTGCAAGATTTCTTCTTTCGTCATTTGCTTTCCTCCTTCTGCGCGTGTTTCGCGCTCTCAAGCTGCGCCTCTTCCTCGAAATCGGGCACGTCTGAGATTCCCAGCTTCGACAGGAAGGCGTTGGGTTTCTTCTGCGGGAGCGTGTTGCCCTCCTTCGCCATCTTCAGCCGCGCCAGGCTCACCGTCTCCACGATGAACAGCGCGGCGGTGCCGTACGTCACTTCAGGCGGCAGGAACGCCCCTATGGCGAGCCTGCACCACGCCTGGAGCAGGACGTACGCCGTCCAAGTCAGGTACATGAGCGCGATGATGACCGTGCTCCCCTTGGGCTTTCTCACTTGTCCTCCAAACGGTCGATGCTGTTGAACAGCGTCTTGAACTTCTCGTCGCACTGTTTCGGCTGCTGTTCGAGCTTGAACACGCGCTCTATGACGCCGTTGTGCTTCTCGACGTGCGCCGACAGGTCGACGACGTCCTTCTTCACGCTCTCGATCCGCTCGGCCATGACGGCCGACTGCTTGCTGTTCGCGACGATGACGCCGATCAGCGTGACCACGCCCGTGATGCAGGCGGCTACGATCGCCTCCAAGGAATCACCTCCATTCAGGCATCAAAAAAGCCCCGCAGGGCTTGCCTCGTCGATTCTCCGGTTGGGTTTCGTTTTCGAGCGAACAGAAGCCTATTCAGCCGATCCTTTGTCCTCTGCGCCATCGTCCGCGTCCAGGAGCGCTTGCACGCCGCCTCGCCAGAGCGCAGGGACGTTCTCGATGTCCCACTTGCCGTTCTTCACCAGGTTGTAGTAGACCTTGATCATTGTTGGTTCCTCCTGTCTTGTCTTTATTCTCCGGCGACGAGCGCGCCGAGCTCGGCCACCGCCACCATCAAGTCCTCGATGCTCGCAGAGCCGTTCGCCGCCATCACGCCGAGCTCTCCCATCCCGATCTCGGCGTTGTCCATGCGCTCCGGAGCACCTTCCAGGAACTCCTCCCTCTCCGCTGCTTTGGCGGCAGCCGCCTCCGCGTCTTCTTTCCGCTTCGCGATTTCGGCAAGCTCGTCTTCGGTGTAGGCTCGGTAGCGCTGGAACTGCCAGATATCCTCCACGGGGTTCTCGTGCGGCATGTCGTCTGGGATGGAGCCGTCGAAGTCGATGACGCTCCCTTCCTCGTCGCGCGTCTCCCAATGGCCCTGCTCCTCCACGTCGATCACGATGGCCACGTCCTTTCCGCCGGTCTGGGGGTACTCGGCGACGACCTCCTCGTGCGACTCCTCCTCCACGTCGACGATCCACGTGTGGACGACGCGCACCTGCTCGCAGGAAAGCTCGCCTTTCTCCAGTTCCGGGTTCTCGATCTCTTTTCCGTCGATGTCGAAAATCTTCATGTTCCATAAACCTCCTTAAGCCGTTCTGCGCCATACGTAAACGTCTTTGTACGCCGGCATGTTGTTATGGGATTGCCCGCCGCCGATGTACGTCAGATTCAGATACACGTACTCGGAACCTTGCGTGAACGCGCCAGTATAGAGCGCGTCGCTAAACCCGGCGTTCCCGTTGACGTTTGCCGACGAGTACGCTTTGTTCTTGGGCAGTTGCGCCGTGGTCAGCGTGTGCGTGTCCGATCCGCCCGTCGCCGTGTCGTTCGCCGCGCGCAGGAAACGCCCCGTGACCTGTGTCCAGGTGCCGCCGAACAGCGATGCCGGCGAGGTTGCGCTCTCGGATATGTAGTACGCCCCGACCGGATACGCTTTGAGGGCTATCCCGTTGATTTCGTCCGCGCTGTGCTTGTGCCCGACGAACGGCTCCTGCCTGTCCATCAGCAGAACCGGGCTTCCAACCGCAAGGCCGTCGATGGGGATGCGGTACAGCGGGTATTCAGCCTCCACGTCCTCCGCGAGGATGCTGCCGACGGCATAGGCGGGGTCGGATGCCGATCCTGCCGTTGCCGTTCCCGGGATCACGGTGAGGGGCGCGTCCTCGATGCTGTCGGAGTCTTTCGTGTAGCGGACTACTATGAGGTCGTTGCGTTTCTGGCCGGACGCGCCGCTCCTGATCGCGATGTCCTCGCTGCCTTTGACGCGGACGTGCCGGCCCTCTATCAGCAGCTCGCCTTTTGAGATGCGGACGGTGTTGGAATCTACTACGGTGCATTCGCACCCGTTGAGGACGTAGCATCCGGTGCCGAACGTGTACGCCTGGTACGCTCCGATGTCCTTTGATTTGATATGGTCAGTGCTGCCCTGACCGGTGATAAGCTCTACTGTCATGTATGGTTTTCCTCCTCTCGTTTACGCTGTCCTCCTCCAGGCATATACGCCTTGGTACGAGGGCATGTTGTTGTGCGACGACCCGCCGCCGATGTACGTCAGATTCAGATACACGTACTCGGAACCTTGCGTGAACGCGCCAGTATAGAGCGCGTCGCTAAACCCGGCGTTCCCGTTGACGTTTGCCGACGAGTACGCTTTGTTCTTGGG